AGTATACCCCTCGTCCTTAATTAGTCCATGTAATATGTTGACTTCAATCATACTAATTCTTCTGCAATTCCTAAAAGTTCAGCAACTATTAACAACGTTCCTGCTGTAATGACACTACCTACAATAAGGTACCCACCAGCTGCAATTCTAAGCAAGCTCTTCAGTATCGATATCCTCAGATGCCATTTCGGATCCGGCTGTTCCATAACTATATTCCCGTTTTGCGAACCCATCTAACTTGTCCAGAATATCTGGAGTGAAGTATTCTTCTGGGTTCTGATTAATATTCTTAGCAAATACTTTTTTACCTTCAGGCGTTACTATTCTTGTACCTTCTTTTAAAAATAAACCATACTTGATCCCTAAATCCAACAAGCCATAGTACCTATCAAGACCACCCGAGTAGCTCAACAGTATCTCTGCTTTTGAATTTTCCTTAGACAATCTTGACTTGAACATCGATGCCTTAATAATGATCCCCGTGACCTCTTTTGTAGTTGCATCACGTTCTTTCTTCTTACCTAAGTATACAATTGTGGATGCTGCGTACTTGAGTCCTGTACCACCTCCCATCTCTTTCTGAGGTATATACGATCCGATGATCTCATATACGTGGTTAGTTACTAACATAGGAATTCCAGCCTTAGCTAGCTTCAATGTAAGTACTCTAAAAGCAGCCTTGATGACTTGAGCTTTGGTCATGTCTCTAGTCTCTTTACCTTCAGTAATGTCTTCCAGCTCCTTAGTTGTAGATAACAGTCCTAGACTGTCCAATACAAACATAAACGGAGGACGCTTACCTTTAGGAGTCTTATTATACATATCGATTGCTCTCAATGCATTGTGTCGGAATTGCTGGATCGTCTGAGGTTCTGAAACAATGACTCGTTTTGTATCAATTCCTCTGTCTTCCATCATCTCTTTAGTCACCGCAGCCTCAGTATCAAAATACATGACACCAGCAGTTGGATCAGCATCTAAGAATGCTTTAACAGCACCTAAGACGAAGAAAGTCTTGCCTGTGGCAGACTCTCCAGCAAAAGCGGTTACTTTATTGTTAGGGATACCACCATAAATGGACCCACTTAACAATGCGTTTAGAATATATGAACCAGAATCAACTGTTCCACTAAACTCACCAGCAGACAGTCCATCTGCTACTATTGAGGTATCCTCGTCTTTGAGGTCCTCTACAAAATTCTTAAAAAAATCACTCATGTTCTCTCCTGTCGTGGTATCGCTATTATACGCTATGTAATGTTATTAGTCAACAGATTCTGGGAATCTAATTGAGCGGGCCCGATCGACCATCGCTAGGAAGTCCTCGTTTCCGATCGTGTTATTATTTGTATCATTCCTAGCGTCCCATGGGGATGCGAACCCAATTTTAGTCTTCCTAGATGTAATATGGTCTGGTATGAATCCTCCCAGCAGCTCTCTGATGATATATTTGTTTGAACCACAATACTTACTATTGCCAACCATTTTGAATCCTGATGGTATGTTGATTAGATACTTTGCAAGTTTCTGATGCAAGAATGGTATTCTACTCTCCATGCCAAAGGATCCAGCTAGATGATCTGCAGTAGTGCAGAACCCATCCCCGTGCATGAATACCCGGGCCAGCCTCTTATTGTTGAATCCATCGGATCCGAGTAATGATTGAGGCATGAATTCGCTTAGATGCTTCCATTTGTCACTATTTTGCATGTGGTTCAAGTATTGTGGTTCAGTCAACACAGCCCTTGTTGCAGTCTGTGACCAGTATATTTCACTGTCTCCATTATACCCAGTGACTAACTCATCAGCACAGTCGCCTGTAATGTATATTTTTGATCCAGCTTTAGCAGCCACCATACAATTGAAGTATCTTGGATCGATTCTATTCCTGTCCCACATAGATGTCCCGAGAGCAGAGGCCGCGTCTTCTCTAAGACTATGTGCTTCAGTGTAGTATGCTGTGTTGAACTTCATGCCGAGCTCTTTAGCAGTTTTTCTGGCCATCGCAGCTTCTTCAAACATGCCCTCGTTTACTGATTCGTGCGCATTAGTATTCTTTCTAAAGCTAGTACTCGTTGCCGTCACTTCAATGCCTGTAGCAGAACACACACCGGCGATTAAACTCGAATCTAGCCCGCCACTAAGAGATATCGTTTTAGAGATACCTGGAGCTGTGCATACTGCTGCAATACTTTCTGTTGCTATTTCTATCAGCTGTTCTGGATCAAATGCGTAATTTGGGTCACACTTCCATCCATCAGCAAAATGAGACCCCTGTCCTATCCATTTGTGTTTTTTTACATCCCACACCCTGATCTCACCTGGTGCAAGTCTCTTAATATGTTGTATGGGGGTTCTCTTGCCAAATTGGAACCTATCATTGTCACTCCAGATATCATACCCATGCTGGTTCGGATGTATCTTAAATTTCATATCATTGAGTGCTGCATATAATGGCTTGGGTGTCGATGCGAACAACAGCTCGTTGTTTATCTCCATGTAGTATAGACCTTTGACTCCGAAATGATCTCTGCACATGGTGATAGTTTGTTTAGATCTATTGTAATATACAAAAGCCCACATTCCGTTGATACCACTGTTTAATGCGCGAGGGCCATCATTCTCCAGCAAATCCATTAAAAATTGTGTATCGAATCCAGAAGAGTTGAATATCTCTCCGTTGTATGCCAAAACATTGCCTGTTGTTGGCGACACTACTGGTTGTTGGAGGTTTGATGGGTTCGGTTGAATGGCTAACAACGAGTGAGCTATTGACAGCTCTGGTGACTTATAGTATGAGGTACCATCAGGGCCGCGATCGGAATTTAGACTTCCAAATTGCTCTATTGTAAAGGTGTGTTGACCTGTGTATCCGTCAATACTGCACATACGCGTTACTCATTATATAAGTTAATTAATATCTATTCTTTGACTGGGAAATACTTACGCTTTAGCTTCCTCTGAGCGTCTCTAATAGGGTTAAACGAGGTATCAATGTTATCTGCTGCAATTGTAATGTTACCAGCAGTATCTACCGGCAGATCGCGTTGTCTTGCGATTAACCCCAGGGAAGATACTAGCAATAAGACTGCCAGTGGATCGAATGCAAATATAATAAACAGTATCAGAATTCTTGCTGCATTGTCTATCTTATCTACTGCATCTTCTCCGTATATCATCTCTGCGACATACTTGATAGGTCCAATCTCTCCATCCTGCTCTAGTTGTAATCTCTGGAGTGGTAATTTCTCTTGCGTCAATTCTACTATACTATCCACTATTGGATCAACTGCTAATGCAATATCGGATCTCTCTTGCTTCTGTCTTCCATCAATATAATTACGATCTTCTGGTCTAGCCGTATTAATAATATTATCCATGCCAAGTAGTCTGTCTTCGAGCCTTCTTAGCTGGGCCTCTTTAGATGTAATTCTCTTGTCTATAATTGACAGTTCGAGCGAATAAGAATCACCTTGTAGGTTCTGTTCAATATTAGCTTTAGCTAAGAACCCAAAGATACCCAAGCTGGTTATTAACATCAAGATTACAACCGCAACAGTTAGATAGGTTTTCATTAGTGCGTTAATCTGGGTCCACTGGATGTGAAGGAAACCAGCTGTTACTAACTTACCAATCTCAAGCACACCTCCCATTATTATAACGGGCCACCAGGATCCTGAGAAGATCGTTGCTAGACCTACAACAGAGAACCACGCGGCAACTCCTGCCACTAACAATGAGGTCAGTAGAGCTATGTAATTAATCATTCAGTAGTTGCTGCAGCTTTAGCTTGAACTGATCAATCTTGATAGATCTGTTTGGCCAGTATATGTATTCCTTATCTTCATTCTTTCCTAGATTCTCAAGCAAAGGAATGATTGCGGAGTACAGACCGTTGGCTTTATCCTTCCACTCATCAGCTTGTAGTTCCCACATAGCTGCTGTGTCAGATGATGCTGTGACTTCTTTACGGACCGACTGGACGACCTCGAGCTCTTGCTCGTCTACTGCTGAGAATCCGAAATCAAAATCTGATAGGTCTAATTTATTTTTGTTCATATTTTTACCTCGCACAGTATTTATAGTGCCAATCTACCCAAAAAACTGATCTAAAGTATACTGCTTGTCTAATTCCCATCCGATTGCATTACATATAGTACGGATAGGCTCTTTGAATCCCTTATCGAATTGCTTATCATAATCAATGTACTCATGCAGTCCTAATCTACGATCCAATGATGCAGGAACTGATATAACATTCTGACGTGTAGGATTAGGTAGTTTCATGTAGCAGAACTTAACTTTATCTCCATCATGTATCATAGTGACCTTCTTCTCCAGGCCTTTCTGCTTGAGTAGGTCATTGTATACTAATGCACCTCTCACAGCTATTGGTGTTCCCTTCTTAAATAACTGAGCTGCATCATGATACTTAATTAGGTTCCTACACCCTCTAGGGAAAGCTACTTCCTCATATGGCAGTGACTTGAACTCTTTCTCAAAGTCGTCTACAAACTTTCTCAAAGGCTCTTCACCTTGCTGCATGATTACTCTGAGAGCAGACTTAATGTTTATCCTACATGATGATGGTGTGGACGATCGAACAGCTTCAATCCCCATCATCTTCAACTGAGGCTCTTTGTATCGTACTCCCTCGTTGTCATATACATTTAAGATGTAATGTTTCTTACCAGTCCATATGCCTTTATCAGCAATGTTCTCTCTCTTCATTACCATCTTCTGCTCGTATGCGTTTACATACCTACCAAGCTGCTTGTAACTTTTATCAATATAAGGTTCCAGGACATCAGTGCAGACCTTATCCAAGAAGGTGACGATCTTTTTAGGATTCTTCTCGTCTGGTATAACTTGACTAACCAGCCTGTCAAGAGTAATGTATAACGAATCCGTATCAACTGCCAGTACATAATCTACTCCTTCTGTTTTAAGTGTTTTGTTTAAGTACACATTCATGTGCTTCTCTATCCACTTAATGGACAGCTGACCTGACAGTGTAATTGACTCAGCATATTTAGTATCAAAGAACCTGAAGTACTGGTTCCCCAATGCACCGTATGCTGAGTTAAGTTGAATCTTTTTGGCCATCTGCATGTTGTTGCATCTAGCTATCTCTTTCGATAACTCTATCGATGGTTCAATCTCGTTCTTCTGTTTGGCTTTGATCATTCGCTTCTTCCAAACGACACGATCGTTGTACATATTCTCCATCAGCTTAGGCAGGAACCCTTGAGTGTTCTTTGTGTACATAGCACCTGATCCACAAGTAGTGACGTTGTGCTTGTCCATATACTCTCTCATGTCCTTATCATTATACAACCCCTCAATAATATCATCGATAGCAGGTTTGAACCCTACGTCTCTAACAAACGTCTCAGGTGAGATATTATATTGCATAATCAAGTGAGGATACAGCGAGTTTAAGTCAAAAGAGACTACCCAGTTATGCATACCAACTTGTGGATCCTTAACGTAAGCACCTTCTACTTTATTCTCTTTGTCACCAACTACTTTAGGTGGTACAACGATGTTTTTCTGCATCAAGAAATTATGAATGATAACATCCCACATACGTACAGAAGTCAATGCATCAATGATATTCACACCAGCATCTAGTGCAATGGTGACTGCTTGCTCAATGAGTTTCATCTTATCGTCAAGTCTTTCTACCAACAGAACGTCCTTGATGTTATAGTCTAGGAACTTTTGATAGTTTTTTTTGTATAGTTCATTGAGCGACTCATACTCCGAATAGTCTAACTTCTTCTCTCCGAGCTCGACAAAGCCAATGTTATCTAATGAGTAGCTCTCTTGCTGAGAGTATGTAAACTTCTTATACAATGATAAGTAGTCTAGTATGGTGACCCCAATGATGTCTTTGGCATTAGATTCAACACGTCCACCAGCTTCTTCAGCTGCTCTGGATTGAGGAGTGGGAATAAGTCTATCATTAATCATACCCCAAGGAGACAGACGCTTACAGGCGTCCAATGATAGCTTCTTGTTTATCCGGTTGCAGATATATGGAATATCAAATAGCTCGATGTTCCATCCAGTAACAATGTCTGGATCCAATGCTACCCATATGTCAATGAACTTGTATAGTAGAGCAACCTCATCCTTACATTCAATGAACTCTATACCAGGAGCAGGAATATACTCACCGCTTCCAGGCGTAGCTATAACAATAGACTTGTCCCCTTGACGAATAGCAACAGACAGGATAGCCTTGTTAGCTTCTGCAATGTTGGGGAAGCCATCATCAGATATAGTCTCGATATCGAAGTTGAGTACATTGAACTGAGACATATCAAAGTCTCTCGTTGGATACTCCTCATTGATGTATGCGTATGCAAACTGCTGCATGCCATAGATCGGAGAGTTTGATACCTTACCGTGACTCTGTATGAAGTTTCTAGCATCACGAATAGACTCAAAGTTTTTTGGTTCTACTTGCTTGCCATGAATAGTCTTGAATGCAGTCTGTTTAGTAGAGTTTACATAGAGAGTAGGTTCGTATGGAACCTTACGCATCTTACGTTCTCCATCCTCAACGTATCTCTCAAGAATATTGTTGCCATGGCCATATATGTGAGTATAGAATTTCATACCGGAGGGATGTTCTTCAAATTTTGGCATTAAACTCTACTCTATGTCTAAGCTCGGACGTACTGAACGAGTGATCACGTTTATTATACACTATTGTTATCTCATTGTCAAGGCAATATTGCTTACCAGTGAAGTCTTTATCAGTATAATCGGATCCAATTATTCGTATATCTATTGGAAGTGACTTTAACACGTCAAGCAGATCTGCCTCGGTATTATACACTACAATGTCGTCCACAAAGCGTGTTGCAGATAGCTGTAGCTGTCTCTCAAATATGGACTGGATGGGTTTGTTTTTATCTGGACGGTCTACTGATGGATCATTTTGAAGAGCTACGATTAGATAATCACAATGTTGCTTAGCTTCAGCGAGCATGGTGGCATGACCTGCATGGAGCAGGTCAAACGCACCGCATGTAATTCCAATCTTACCTTTCGATCCAACGTTTCCGTTGAGCCACTTCAGCATAAGTTAATCCTGCAGGAATGTATTATCGTCCTTTTGTAAATTCAACACTGTCTGAAGTTTTTCTTCAGCAGAGGCTAGCTTTTCTACTTCCATATCCATTGCACCAATGATATCAGGATGATCTCCGATACCAGCTGGGTTATTTTGATATACACTGAGATTGGCTCGAGCCACCATTACATCACCATTATATTTTGCGACTAGCGCAGCCAACAGATTAGACATTTTCCAACCTTGACATTAGTCTTTCAGCTCGCACAGTAACTTGACGATACCACTTGCTGTCTCTTCCTTCTACAGCAGCTTTTTTCCAATCGCCGGCTTGCAAAGCAGCTACGTGCTTCTTAAAACCAGTTAACCTTGTGCGACCCATATTGAACATCATGTTAGCAACAACCTGTTTTACTTCTTCAGGATATCCATCCCATGCTGGGTGTAATATTGTACAGTCAGCAATGACTGTCTGCACGTCTTTCTCAAATAACTCCACACATCTTTCTTCCGTGATGGGGGTATCGACAGGAGCGTTAAACTCTTCGTCCGAGTCTAATACCAAATGGCCAATGCCAACAGTAGGCAGTCCTAGATGGTCATGATACACTTTAAGTATCTTGCCTTCGTCAATTGTTAATTGATTTCGTAATTTATCAAGATCCATAGATCCTCCGTTTTGAATTAGTACCTACTATTTATAGGCAAAAAGAGACCGAGTAGAAGAGCAGTGTTTGTAGGCTGGATCACGCTTTATCAGTGCGGTCCAACCAAAGTGAACTACTCCACT